GTAATTATGAATGTACTAGAACCTGTTATTGATGGTTTGTGTGGAATAATAGGTGGTATCATTGACGCACTAAGTGGCGTAATGGACTTTATTACAGGAGTATTTACTGGTGATTGGAGTAAAGCTTGGGAGGGCTTAAAAACTTTCTTAGGTGGAATAATAGACGCTGTAGCTTCTTTATTCACTGGTTTATTTAATACTATAAGAGCAATATTTAAAGGTGCTTGGGATATTATAGTGTCTATATGGTCAGTAGTAAGCACTTGGTTTAATAATGCTGTTATTAAGCCTTTAGCTAATCTATTTAATGGTATATGGAATACTATGAAGAATGGAGCTCAAAACGCTTGGAATGGTATTAAAAATATCTTCTCATCAGTGGCAACATTCTTTAAAAACATATTTGGTAATGCTTGGAATGGTGTAAAAAATATATTCTCTAGTGGTGGAAGAATCTTTAGTGGTATTAAAGATGGTATATTCAATGCGTTTAGGTCAGTAGTTAATACTTTAATAGCTGGTATAAACAAAGTTGTTTCTATACCATTTAATGCAATAAATGGAGCTTTAAAGACTGTCAGAGATATATCATTCTTAGGAATAGAACCATTTAAAGGATTGATAAAACTTGTAAATGTTCCACAAATACCTAGCCTAGAAACCGGAGGCGTACTAGATAAAGAAACTATAGTAAGGGTTGCTGAATATTCTAATGCAAGATCCAATCCGGAAATTGTATCTCCAAGAGATATGATGAAAGAAACTATGAAAGAAGCTCTTGAAGAATCTAATATGAATAATACTTCTCAAAAGGTAGATGTAAATATTACTGGAAAATTAACCGCTGATGGTGATGATTTAGTATATGTTTATGATAAAAATAAGAAAGACAAAGGTTATGATGGTGGAAAAAATCCATCATTTGCTTATTAAGGAGGGATAACTAATGATAAAAAAAGGTAAAAATCCATTGTTTTTATTTAATGGTGAAGCTCTTCCTAGTAATCCTCAAGTGGGATATTTAGAAGAAAATGAGCAATTAGTAAAAGGTACTCGTAATACTAGAGGACAAACAATAGCTCAACCTATAAATAGGAGAATAAATAAGTTTAATAACATAGTCTTTCCTATTTTAACTTTAGAAGATTATAATTGGTTGAAAAATAAAGTAGCTAATTTTGAAGTTCTTTTAACTTATTATGATAGTGATGAACTTGATGTTGTTATTCGTAGGTTTTACTTTGGAAATTTGAGTGGTGAACCTAGTAAATGGGAAAACTATCAGTCAGTACAAAAACCTATTGAATATAAAAATGTTAAAGTAAACATTATTGATATGGGGTATTAGATTATGGCAAGTAAAAATATGATTGAACAACTTAAAAAACCTAAGAGAAATCTTGGGTTTTTGAAAGTTAAATTTAATATAGTGGATCCGAAAACTAATCCGGACTTATCAAGTAATAGTGAAGAGATATTTAGTGACTTAGATAATATCAAAGAAACAACAATACCTCAATCTAAAAATTATGCTACACTTGAAAAAAACTTTTGGCTTCTTAATGATAGTCAGCCAATATATGGTAGTGAAGAACTTGAACAAACTTATGTGAGTTCTTATATGAGTGATAAAAATTGTTTGTTTAGTGATAAAGCTTGTATAACTCTTACATCAAGCGTTTACTTAACTACTTTAGGACTTACAATGGTTTTTGATAGTATTGATAAAAACTATGCAAAAAAACTAAAGGTAAAAGCATATAGAGATAGCACTATGATTATGGATAAAGATTATACTTTGAGTAGTTATAGTGATAGATTAATTTTTGCTGATAATGAAGAGTTAGTTAGATGGAATAAAATTGAAATATATTTTATAGAATCTAGTTTACCATATAGGAGAATAAGAGTAAATCAATTACTATTTGGTATTATGGAAACATATACCGATGAGAACTTAATTAGTGCTGAAAGTAAAGAAAAAACAACAATGATAAACTCGGAGCTTCCTACTCATACATTTAAGTTTACTATTGATAATATGAATAAATTGTTTAATCCTGATAATCCGCAAGGTTGGTATAGATATATATTACAGCAACAACCTATTTCTTATGAATGGGGCTATCAATTAGACGATGGAACTATTGAATGGATATTAGGTGGAAAAATGCTTCTTACTGGTTCGGTAGAGGTTGGAGAAAATCAAGTATCATTTAGTACGACTTCACTTATCAATTATCTTACTAAAGTATATAAGAAAGGCGTGTATAATTCTAGTGGTAGAAGTTTATATGATTTAGCGGTAGATGTATTAGAAGATAGTAATATAGATAGTAGCCAATATAATTTATGGAGTGGCTTAAAGTCGATTAAGACTGACGCACCTTTACCTAAATTAGAAGCTAGACAATTACTTCAAATAATAGCAACTACTGGAAATTGTATTTTATTTACTAATAGAGAGAATGTTATAAATATTCAACCTTTTAACTATGTATTAAATCCTGATGGAATGAGTTATGATTTTATTACTAGCAATCCTGTAGTTAAAGTACAAAGTGAGCTACATAATACTATCATATATATAAATCATTATTCTAAGGAAGATAATGTAAGTGAATTGTTTAAAAATGAATCTTTAGAGATAACAGGGACAAAGACTATTGAAATAGAATATGACTTAGCAACTGACATATCAGCTACTATAACAGGTGGAACTATAGTTAATGCTAATTATTATGGTAGATATGCAATATTAAAAATTACTAATACTGGTGAAGATACAATATCTTTAAAAGTATCAGGTAAGAAAATAAATAATAGTCAAACAATAGATTCAAAACAATTTAATGATGATGGTGAGAATATTGAATATAAAAACGATTTGATTACTCAAATGGTTGAAAGCTCAAAAGAAACTAAATTAAAAGACTTTATAGGAAACTGGTACAACAATAGAAATATTTACTCTTTTGAAAATAGAGGAGATATTGTAAAAGATACTAGAGAGATTATTCCTATAGAAACTGACTTTAGTAATAGTTTAATTGGTTATTTAGTAGAAAACAATATAAACTATGATGGAGCTTGGTCTGGTAATAGTGTAGTAGTAAAAGTAGGTGATAACTAATGGCGTGGATAGATCCTATATATGATAGAACACAAGCTGATGTTGATTTAATAAAATTAGATCCAACTAATAGCAATAATAAAGGTGCTTATAATTATACTGACTTAAATAGAATAGAAAGTAATTGTGAATATATAATGAATCTACTAAATAATAGTGATTTATTTTATTATCCAATCAATATAGAAGTAAAAACTGATTGGAATGTTAAAGACATACCTCACATTAAAGATATAAATAGAATAAGACAAAATATTCTAACTTTAAAAAATGGTATGAATCTAGGTGAAGAATATAAAGAAATAGAATTTAGTAAAACAATGGATTATATTAAAGCTAATATTCTTGAAAAAGATTTAACTTTAATAAAAGGTATTATTGATTCTTGTATGAGAGAATTAAGAAAGTGTAATACTTTCTATTGTGGAGCTAATGGTATTGGTTTGTATGCTAAGCCTGATAATCAAGAGCCTGTCGGCTTTGTAAAAATAAAACAATATGCAGGTTTGATATATTGTGGAGAGGAGTTTAGTTTATGAAACAATATAATAAAACGAATTGGAAAGATAGAATAGTTCAATTTCCTAATAGATATAAAGACCAAGATAACAATATTATAACTTTAACTCAAGATCCGGGTGAGGTTGCTCAAGATGGAACTCTTGTAGAAGCTGAAAAGATGAATAATATTGAAAATGGAATTGAAGAATCATTTAAAAATAGAGATTTTGGATATTCTACTACTTTACTCGTGGCTAACTGGACTAAAAACTCTAGTACAGGATACTACGAATATGATATAATAAATGAGGACATTACAGCTCAAACTATTGTTGATGGAATGTTGGATATTGAAAATCAAGCTAAACTAAATATTGCTTATACTTTATCTTATACAGGTGGATTTAAAGTAATAACTACTGAATTACCTAATGAAGATATAGATATAACTTTCAAATATTCATTGTTGAATAGTGATGATGAAAATTTAGTAGCAAGAGGAACAATAAATGTTAGTGCTATTGATACTAAAAATATAAATAAAATATATGGTATTAAAAGGTCATTAACTACATCGTCATCAGCTTGGGAGAGAATAAAAGACGCTGTGGGACTTGTAGCTAACGCTCAAGTAGGAACAACGCCTGTAAGAAATGATTTTGATGAAATTTATCCATGGAGTGATATAATTTCGTACAATTATGATATAACAGCTAAGCAAATAACCGCCTATTATGGTGATCCAACCTTTAAATTTGATGGTTCAAATGGTGATGTATTTACCAAGATACCTGAATTTTATTGGAAAAGATATAGAGATGAAAATTATGAATATATTTTAATCTCAAAAAATAAATTAGCTGGTTATATTAAAAGTGAAGAGTTTTCGGTTGGTAGATATACTATGTCAGGTAGTGAATCAAGAGTTTATAGTAGAAGTGGATACGCACCATTCACAAAGAAAACTATTACAAACTTTAGAAGTTACGCAAGAAGTTTAGGAGCTGGATTCGGTCAAATGGACTGGCACTATTTTATCTTACAAATGCTTTACTTAGTAGAATATGCTGACTATAATAGTCAATCTAAACTTGGTTTAGGTTATACTAATGGCTCTCACACAGCACCAATAAATAGTGGTGGTTGTGATGTACTGGGTATGAAGTCAGGAAGCAAAGATGGAACTGATAATACTTCTATGATTTATAGAGGTATTGAAGATATATTCGGTAATATATGGCAATTTGTTGATGGAATCAATATTAAAGATAAAAAAGCTTATATTTGCTATGATTCTAATAAATATGCTGTAGATACATTTAGTGGTAGTTATAAAGCTTTAGGTTATACTAATGCAACCGCTAATGGATTTGCTTCTAAGCTAGGATATGATTCCGCTAATCCTATGGTAGCGTTAGCTACTGAATCAGCTGGAAGTAGTGATACTAATATGTGTGATTATTATTACCAAGCTGAGGGAGATAGGATTGCTCTTGTCGGCGGTAGATATGATAATGGTTTACCGGCTGGCTTGTGGTATTGGAATTGCTGGGAGAACTCGGGTAGTGCTAACTCTAACATCGGTGCTCGACTTATTATATTCAAAATACACATTAAGGGATTTGGTGTGTTGGCTCGGTCTTTATTAAGCCCCTCTTGTCGGCGGTGCTTTTGATAGTACACTTTCTTATGTCGGCTTGTGGTATTGGTGGTTTGCTGAAACTTCCTCTTATTATGGTATTACGACCGGTGCTCGACCACTTATATAAAATAACTTACACATCATTTTCCTCAGCCCTTGCTGAAAATTAGTCGTTCTGGGTTGCTTTAGTAGGTTTATCTCCTGAAAGATGGAATTTCTCGAAAAAGTGGCAGGCAAATATAAGAATTTGGTGACAAATGAATGAAAAGAAAAGGATTTATTTATGAAAAAATTGTTGAGCTAGACAATATTGAATTAGCAATTTGTAAAGCTAGTATGGGTAAAACTAAGAGAAAAAATGTTGAAAAAATATTAGATTCTCCTACTTATTATGCTATGCAGGTTCAAAAAATGCTAAAAGAAAAAAGTTATACTCCTAGTCCGTATATTGAAATGATAATACACGATGGAGCTAATAAAAAAGAAAGAATAATTTATAAACCTCGATTTTATCCGGATCAAGTAGTACACTGGGCTTTAATGCTACAAATACAATCAATTATTTATAAAGGTATGTATGAATTATGCTGTGCTTCTATTAAAGGTCGTGGAATTCAAAGAGGAATGAATTATTTAAAAAGAATATTAGTAAATGATAGGAAATATACTAAATATTGTTTAAAGCTTGATGTTAAAAAGTTTTATCCTAGTATTGATAAGGATATATTAAAATCTAAATTTAGAAAAATAATAAAGGACAAAGATACGCTAGATTTAATAGATGTTATTATTGATAGCGGTAAAGAGGGTTTACCTATTGGTAATTATACCTCTCAATGGTTTGCTAATTTTTATTTACAGGATTTAGATCATTATATTAAAGAAGTATTGAAAGTAAAATATTATATTCGTTATATGGACGATATGGTTCTTTTTTCAAATAATAAAAAGGAATTAAGAAAAGTTAAATATGCTATTGAAGAATTTTTAGGAAATGAAAAATTGACTATAAAAGAAAATTGGCAATTATTTAAAACCGAAAGCCGTCCTATTGATTTTTTAGGATATAGATTTTATAGAGGATATACTACTTTAAGAAGAAGTAATTTTTTGCGTATAAAAAGAAGAGCAAAAAAGATTTCTAAAAAAGATGAATTGAATTTCAAAGACGCTTCCGCTATGTTAAGTTATAGTGGTTGGTTAAAACATTGTGATTCATATAATTATCAACAAAAATATATTAAACCATTTATTGATTACAAGAAATGTAAGGAGGTTGTAAGAAATGAAAGCAAGAAGTACAATAGCTCCGGAAAGTTTCAAAATAGGTGATAGAAAAGGCAACTTAATTGAAGTTGCTTTTTTTGATGATGTAAAAGAGATTCAAGAAGAAGATGAAACGCTTTATGAATACTCAGTTTATAAAATCACTACTATTTATAGAAATGATTTAGAGCAAGCAATAAATGATAACTTAAATGATTGGCTAGTTTTAGCTAAAACTAGAGATTATGAAGCTATGGCTAATAAAGTAAGGGAAGTAAGAGATAAGTTATTAGCTGAAAGTGATCAACACTTATTACTAGATAGAATAGGATTAAATATTCCTAGTGAAATAACAGCAGGTAATTTATTATCAACAATTAAAACTTTCTTTACTAATTTTAATGAGATTCTTAATGGTGAATGGGCTGAGTATAGACAAAAGCTAAGAGATATTACTAAACAAGAGGGATTTCCATATAATGTGGAATTTCCTGATATTCCTGTAGAAAGCAAAAGTAATAAAGAGGATTAAATATGGATAGTATATCAGTTGGCTTAGTGTTCACTATTATTGGAGGTATTATTGGTTATGCTACTTTTTATATGAATAGTAAAAGGAATACTAAACAAGAAACCAAAGAGGAGGTAGCAACAACAACTAAAATTGATACTAAATTAGATATAATTAGTAAAAATGTTGATGAAATAAGGCTTGATAATAAAGATATATCAAAATCTTTACAATCGTTAGCTGAAAGAGTGTCGGCGGTAGAATCTTCTACTAAATCAGCTCATCATAGACTTGATATTATTGAAGATTCTATGAGAAAGTGATAGGAGGTAGAATATGGATAATTTTCTTTCGTGGGACACCTTAACCACTTATGCAAGTTTTGTCACTATAGTATTTATGGTGGTAGAATTTACTAAAGGGTTAAAGTATATAAAAAAGATTCCAACGAAGTATTGGAGTTTTTTTATTGCATTTATATTATTGACTATAACAAATATTGTTATGGGAACATTTAGGGCTGTAGATATAGTTATATATTTACTAACAGCTATATCAATTAGCTTAGGCTCTAATGGATTAAGTAATTTTAATAATGGTAAAGGAGAGGGCAAATAAATTGCTCTCTTTTTTATAAATAATTTTCATTTAAAGGAGGAATTAAAATGAAAGAAAAAGAAATCGTTGTAGAAGAAACAACAAAAGAAGTTGAAGAATTGGAAGTACAAACAACTTTCAATGAAGATGGAATGGATATTTTAGTAGAGGACGGTGAAATTGAAAATGAATATAAGAACGACTAAACCTACATCAGGAAATAAATTTTTTATTACTAAAAGTAAAGGTGGATATTCAACTTGTATCCAAGGTAGTCCTACTGATAGTCAATGTAATGTATTGTCTAATTGTGTTGGTTATGCTTGTGGAAGATTCAATGAAATAATTGGTGCTATGAAATATCCATCATTAAATTGTAATGCTGAAAATTTTATTGAAAGAGCTAAAAATACTTATGGCTTAGAAATATCATCAGTACCAACTTTAGGTGGTATTATGGTTTGGCAAAAAGGAACTTTGTCAGGAAACAATGGAGCAGGTCATGTAGCTGTTGTTGAAAAAATTATAGACAGCAATACTATTTATACAAGTGAATCCGGATATGGTGGAAGTGCTTTTTGGAATAGTACAAGAAGAAATACTAATGGAAGATGGGGACTAGGTAGTGCTTATACATTTAGAGGTTGTATAGTAAATCCAGCCATAGGAAAAGTAGTAGCACCAACTCCAACACCATCAGCAAAGAAAAGCGTTGATGAGGTAGCTAAAGAAGTTATCCGTGGTGAATGGGGAAATGGTGATGAAAGATATAATCGTTTAACTAATGCTGGATATAATTATAATGAAGTTCAAGCTAAAGTTAATGAGCTGTTAAATAGTAATAAGCCAACTCCAGCACCAACTCCAAGCGTTGATATTTTAGATCTAGTTCGTAAAACTATAAGAGGTGACTTCGGTAATGGAGAAGCTCGTAGAAAAGCTTTAGGTTCTAATTATGATGAAGTACAAAGACAAGTAAACCTAAATCTTAAAAATGGTTTAACAAGATGGGATAATATAAAATTATTTTAGAAAGTGAGATATTAAAAGAGGCTAGCCTTAGTTGGTTAGCTTCTTTTTTTTTGCTCTAATTTAAAAATATAGTCTTGACCGAATATTTTTATAAATTCTTCTTTAGAATGTGTTTTCAAAAATTCTTTTTCAAACATAACTTTATAAAATAAGTTGAGCATAATATCATTATGAAATTGAGTATGACAAGTTTTACAAAAGGGACATACCATTCCATACCTTATAGAAATTTGACGATAAGAGCCCTCAAAAACTTCATTTTTTTCTATACCTATTTTAGAGCCACAATTACAGCATTTAGTTAAATCACGATAAATTATACTAAATCTTTCTTTTTCTCTCTTGGCTTGTCTATTTGTGCGTGATTTGAGTGTTTTTTGTTCTTTATATTCAACAACATCACATTCCTTACAAAATAGAGGTACTATTTTTCTTCTTTTAGTACAATATCCATACCACTTATAATTCTTTTGTCTTTGTTTTAAATACTTACATTTATAATACATTTTTAATCACTCCTTTTAGGTACTAAATAGTGACTAAAAACTTGAAAAAGTATGATAAATTATAAAAAAGAATAATAATAAATCATAGTAAATAAAAGGAAATAACAAAGTATAGTAAATATCTTCATTTTATGGTAAAAAAATTAAATAGTTATTTTTCCCTTTATTTATGGGCTTTTTCTAATTTTTAGGTACTAATTTAGGTACTTATATTCTATAAATTATTTAATAAATCAACGATTTTATCTTGTGCAGTAGGGAATAAGTGCATATATACTTCTTGCATAACTCTTAAACTATGTCCCATTCTTTGTGACATCATTAAGAAAAATTTTGTTGAATCGTTAGCTCCGGATTTTAAATATTCATTTATACATAAACTAACGTGTGAATGTCTAAATTCGTGAATAGTTATAGTTTTACTTTTAAGATTTGCTAACTCAAAATACTCATCTTTCTTTTTATCAATCCAGTAATCAGTTAATACATTTCCATTTCCAAAAACAAACCAATCTTCACTAAAATCATTATATTTTTTAACTATTTCTTTATAATGTGATAACTCATCAAATAAAATGTTAGACATTGTGATTTCTCTATTTAAACAATTCTTTGTTGCAGTAATTTTATATTTGCTGTTCTTAGTAATAAAAGAGATGGTTTTATCAACTTTAATAGTTCTTCTATATAAATCTATATCTTTCCAAGTAAGAGCTTGTATTTCACCTTTTCTCATACCTGTAAAGTATAATGTTAAAAAGAAGCAGTGATATAGATCATCATTTATTACATTTATAAATTTACAATAATCTTCATAAACAATATATCTTAATTTATTTTTAGTTTCAACAACTTCATCATTTCTTTTTTTAAAACGCCCTGATAATGCAACTGGATTATAATTTAATTCAAACTTTCTATTAGCATAAGTAAATATTTCTTTAAAAACAACATAATATTGATTGCAAGTTGAAATTTTAATATTTTTACTTATGAGTTTATTTTTCCATTTTTCAATATCTACTACTTGTATTTCATCAATAAATTTATTTTTGAAATAGGGTAAGATATTGTTTTTATATTGTGAATAGTAAGTCAATAGAGTAGATTCTCTTATTCTTTCTTTTGCGTCTTTAAAATAATCATCAGCTACAATATCAAACTTTTTCTTTACAGGTGTATTCCTATTTAATAAAAATACTCTTTCTTCTGCTTTTGCTTCTTTCTCTAATAAGAATCTTTTTGAAGTATAAGGAACAAGTTTTCCATCAGCGTTGTGATAATATACTTTAAATCTCCATTGACGACCATCTTTAGTTTTTTCTTTATCTTTAAATACTGACATTTTAGCACTTCCTTTATTGTTTTATTTTTTAATAAGTGCTATAATGTAATAGAAAACTCATTACAATTATAGCCTTGTGTTATTTTTTGTTTAAGATTGCTAGTCTTAGGGTTTTCATTAAACGCTTGGAGTTGCACCTCTAGGCGTCTTTTTTTATTTTATTTATTCATAGCTTTAGCTATTTTTTGAGCTTGCATATCCATTTTATTTTCCTCATAAGCTTCAATTTGATTATTTAAAATTGTTTTAAATTCGTTAGGATTAGTCACATAATCAAACTCAAACATAGAAGAAGCTGTTGTTATTATAATAGTTCCATAATTAAATATCTTTCCACATAAACCTTGTTTAACTTGAACACTATTTATTTTGTTTAATGGGCTATCAAGTTCGTTAGTTTTGATCAAACCAATTTTACCTTTGATTCTACGATTAGTTATTTCTAATTTAGTTGTGAAATAATTGATTAAATCTCTTGGAAACCAAACTAAACCAATTAAAATACAACAAGCAAATAGATCAATAAATAATTTGAAAACTAATGCAATAACTGAAAGCTTAGCTTTTTTTATTGTGTCCTCCATATTTATACTCCTTTCATTTTTATCTAAAAATATCTGTACTAGCATATTTTTATCCATTTTTTTACAATTCACGCCTAAAAACTGACATTTTAGGCATTTTTTATAATTTATATTTATTTTTTTGATATAATCAAATGTTAATTTTATAATAGAGCCCTGAGAGGGGGTTAAGTGTGAGTAAGTTAAAAAGTTATTATGAATATCTTGAAAAAAATAACATTGATATTAAAACTTTAATTTTTATTATAGAATATTTCTTATAAGAGATATTCTTATTTATTGTTATCTTGATCTTTCATAATAAAAGGTTTATTAGCCTTAGCAAACTCTATTAGACGATTGTAATTTTCTTCACTTAAATCTTCATTATCATTTAAAAAACCTTTTCTTTTTAATGTTTCTTTTAATAATTCAAACTCTTCTTCTTTAGTTATTTCTTGTTTTAAATAGCCGTTATTTAGAGGAGGAAAAAATTCGTCTATTTTAACATTAAAAATAGAAGCTAATTGAAATAATAAATCTTGATTTACTCCACGATCACCATTTTCATATCTTGAAATAGCTTGACGAGTTATATTTAATTGTTCCGCTAATTCATCTTGTGACATATTTTTTCTTTCTCTTAATTTTTTAATAATGCTACCAGCATATTTTCTTAAATCATTTTCATTTTTCATATATAGCCTCCTTGTTTATTTACTATTTGTTCTTTAAATAACAACTTAATTATAGCATTTATGTAAATAAAAAGCAACAAAATGGAACTTTTTTTCAAAAAATTAAATAAAAGTTATTGACATAAGCACCGATATGGTGCTATCATTAAGATGTCAAAACAAAAACTAAGGAGGTGAAATAATGCAAGAAAAATTAATTTTGTTAAAAGAACAAAAGAATTTGACAAACAAGGAAATGGCTGAAATGCTTGGAATTACACCGATTCAATATCGAAAAAAGGAAAAAGGTGAAGTTCAATTTAAGCTTAATGAAATGGTGAAATTAAGTGAATATTTTGGTAAAACTATGGACGAAATTTTTTTACCATCGAAGCACCAAAATGGTGCGTTAAATGAAAATGAGGAGGTGTAAATATGAGTACAGGCGTACAAATAACTTTAATTATTTGTGTCACTTTAATAGCTCTTATCTATATATTAGCTAAATATGGTAGTGATATAAATAACAATAAGAAAAAATAACTAAGACTAGCAAAGAAGAGGTGGAAATATGGAAAAGCCTTACTTAAACATTACTGAGTTATCAATTCTTTTAGGACAAGGTAGGCGTCAAGCTGAAAGAGTTATGAATCATCTTTTGGAGATTGCTAAGGAACAAAATTATTATATTCCTGAAAGTAAAAGAGATATTTTGATACCTACACATTTAGTAAAAAAAGAATTGAAAATCAAAGAAGTAATTTTAAACAAAAATAGAAATGAGGTTAAAGAATGAAAAGGACAAATAAAAAAATAAAAATTAAATGGAAAAATATAGCATTACTAGGAGTTTTACTATTATGTGCATATATAGTAGCTCACGATTTATTTATGCTAACAATCTATTCTTGGATTACAGGAAAGTATATGGGGTGGACTTGGTTTGGATTTTTAACATTTTTAATAGCCTTTGCTGTAGGAGGAGAGATTGTTGATTATTTTGTTGAAGAAATTAATAAATAAAAAAAGATTTATGAATTGGTTGAGAACTCATAAATCAAATGTAAAACAAAACATTTTACTATTAGATTATAGCATTTAATGGTTAAAAAAGCAAAAGGATTGGAGGTAAAAGATGAACGGATTCACTATATATAAAGAATACTACGAACTGATTACCTTACTAACCGAAAGAGAACAACAAGAGTTATTACTAGCAATAACAAAGTTTATGTTTGAAGATGTTGAACCAACTTTAAATGACAAACAAACAAAGATATTTAATAACTTACGCAGACCTTTAGAAAAAAGCAAAAAAAGAAGTAAGTGTGGTTCAATTACAAAATCAAACGAAAATCAAGAAGAAAACGAAACAAAAACAAAAGAAAATCAAAAAGAAATCAAAACAAAATCAAATGAAAATCAAAAAGAGAACGAAAGTAAAACACATCAAGATGTTAATGTTATTGTTAATGTTAATGATAATGTAGATGTTAATGTTAATAAAATAACTTTAGCTGAAATAAAAGGAATTATTGAATATCTAAATATTAAAAGTAATTCACATTATAAGTATTCTACTGATAAAACACAAACTCTTATAAAGGCTAGAATTAAAGATGGATTTACTTTAGATGATTTTAAAATTGTTATTGATAAAAAATGTGAAGAATGGTTAGGAACTGATTTTGAAAAGTTTTTAAGACCTGAAACATTGTTTAGTAATAAATTCGAGGGCTACCTAAATCAAAAAATTACAGCTAAGAAGAAAACACTAAAAGATATTTCTATGAGTGACATAGATAGAGCTATTGAAATTGAAAGAAAGGGTAGTGGATTATTTTGACAAAATTAGAATTTTTGAAAGGAATGAAAAAGTTAGCTAATTACTTTTTAAAAGATTTAAGTGATGAAGAATTAACAAGTTGGTATGAAATTTTTAAGGATATTGAGGTTGAAACATTTTATATGTCAATTCAAGAAATAGGAAAAAGTAATAAATATTTTCCGGTGTTGAGTGAATTATATGAAGAATGTAGAAAACAACGAAAAGAGTTTTTTCTATCAATATTAGAAAACAACAAGTCAATCCCTGAAAATAGACTTGGATACTTAAAAAGTATGGTTGATTGGTATTCGATACAAAAAGAATATCCAAAAGAAATAATAAAAGAAGTTCTTAGCTATAAAAAATCTAATTTAATTGAAAAAAAGGGAACTCCACTTATAGGTTAAAAGTAATGGAAGAAGAAAAATTAAGTAGATATTGGAAGTTAAGAAGAGCTTATAACACTTTAAATCTAAATTATGATGTTTTGAAAACTGAAAGTGAATATAAAGATCGAGTTATTACTCGTCAAAAAAATGAAATAGCAAAATTAAAGGAGGAGATTAAAAAATGGCAACAGCCAAAACAAAAAAAGTTGAAGAGAAGAAAACATATAACTTCGGTGAAAAAAAGACCGAAAATATAAATGGAAAAACTTTACCAGTAGAATTTATAACACCAAAGTATAAAGAAGCTAGAAATAAAGCTATTGAATTATTGGAAAGTGATAAATATAAAGGAATATTGGAAACAAGTGATTTTTGGATATTAGTTAATACTTACGCTAATAAAACTAAGGCTATGTATAGCGGATTAATCATAAGCCACGATGGTTGCTTAAAAATAAATGATGTTTTAGATGAAGAATTAAAATTTAAACCTGAATGTATGACGCTTGATAAAGATGGTTATAATGGCTCTTTAGTATTTACTTATAATTGTCCTAAACAAGGAATCTATGAAGTTGGAGAGGTAAGTAAAGATAATTGTAAAAATGATTATCCCTACGCTATGGCTTTAAAAAGATGTATGGATAGAGTAATTTTAAAAAATAGCAAAATAGCTTACTCAGGAATTTATAGTGATAGTGAAGCCGATGAATTTACAAAAAGAATTGATGAAGATGTTGTAGAAGAAAAACCTAAAACTACTAAAACAGCAACTACAAAAAAAACATCGACAAAAACCGAAACCAAACAAAAAGGTGGAGATCTACCGATTCAAAAAACTCAAGTAGAACTAATTAAGAAATTATATACAGCAGAGGAGTTAATTCCTTTAATGAAAAAAATTGGAAAAGTAAAAATTGTTGAACTTACTTTATTAGAAGCAAGTAATTTAATTAAATTAAAAGAAAATGCAAAAGTGGAACAAGCTGTAGAAGTACCACAAGACGATGATAATTATTTAGATTAGGAGGAATAGAAAATGGAAGAAAATAAATTAGTAATCGTAAAAGATAATGAAATAGTAATTGATAATGATTTTATAGAAAGATATAGGAACTTTAAGAAAGTTCAATTAGAAATGGATTTAATAGAAAAAGATTTTAAAGCTCAATTAAAAAGTGCTATGGAATTAGTAGGAAAAGATAAATTGATATTAGATGGTTTTTCAGCAAAGATTAAAGCCGGATATACAACAAAGAGATTTGATTCTACAAGATTTAAAAAAGAATGTCCTGAAATTTATGAAGAATATTCTAAAGATTCAAGTGTATCAAGTTCAATATCAATAGAAGTTGAGTAATGATTGAGTTTATTGATGAACCACACATCTATCTAGTAAATGGAGTTATTACTCCTAGTGTTAGTGAAATATTACATTTTATATTTCCTAATAAATATAAAGGAGTTAATAGAAAAATTTTAAATAAAAAAGCTGAATATGGAACTACGATACACGAATCAATAGAAATGTATGAAGCTAACATTAAAACAATGTCTATAGAAGAAGCATTTAATGTCACGATACAAGCTAAAGAATTAAGTTATATTCAAGAAGCAAGTTTAAGACAATATTTAAAGCTTAAAAATAGATATGAAATAGATGTAATAGAACAAGAAACAATGATTCAATTTGAACAAAAATACGCTGGTCGTTTCGATATGATAGCAAAGATTAAAGGATCACTATGTTTATGTGATATTAAGACAACAGCTGAATTAGATGAAGAATATTTAAGTTGGCAATTAAGTTATTATGAAATGGCTATGGGAAAGAAATTTGATAAATTATATGCTATTTGGCTACCTAAGAAAGATATAGGACAAGTAGTAGAAGTTAAGAGAAAACCTAAAGAGGTTTTGATAAAGAAATTAAATGAATTTTTGGAGGTATATGAAAATGGAAAATAAAGAAAACTTAAATATATGTGCTGAATTATGCAAACAAAAAGATATAATACAAAATTTATGTTCTATCAGCAGTAAAATTTTAGAAGTATTAAGAGGTGCAATGCCTAGTGAAAATGCCGAATGTGTAGGTGAAAATTGTATGTTGGATACAATAAAAAATAATAGTAAAGATTTATTATATTTAGAAAAAAATCTAAATGAAATAGCAACAAAAGTTATAGGATAAGGAGAAAAAATATGGAAAACAAAATAACTGAAAAAGAAATGAAAATGGTGTTAAATGGAGCAAAAACCAAAATTATAGCTAGTAATATAGGAATGGCTGTAGAGGGAAATATATTAGATGTTGTAAAAATAACAGGAATCTTAATTAATCAATTAAAAAAGAGTGGTGTAAGTGAAAAGTTATTAAAAGATACTTTTAATAGTGCTCTTGGAACTGAAAAATTAAGTGAAGAAAAGGTTAAAAAAAATAGTAATGATAAAAAAGAATTAAGAGAATTTTTAAAAGGATTAAATGAAGCTTTAGCAAAAGATTTGAAAGATTTAGAAGAAATGTTAGGAGATGAAGAAAATGAATAATGTAAGTATTATTGGAAGAATAACTAAAGATATAGAATTGAGAGCTACAACAAGCGGATTACCAGCTGTAAGTATGTTTATAGCTATAAATAATGGAAAAGACAAAGACGGAAATGAAAGACCAGCCGATTTTCCAAAAATATATGTTTATGACAAACAGGCTGAAAATGTAAACGAATATTGTCATAAAGGTAGCCTAGTAGGAATTACAGGAAGAATTAAAACTAGAACTTGGGATAAAGAAGATGGAACTAAAGGATATGAAACTTATATTTTAGCAAGTAGAGTACAATTTTTAGATACTAAAGCTAGTGAGGGTGCTGGAATACCTGAACCTGATTATGTACCATCAAAAGAAGAAAAAGAAGAAAATGATCCATTCGCCGATTTTGGGGAATCAGTAGAAATTAGTGACGATGATTTACCTTTCTAGGTGATATATGAAGCTTGTAGGTAATTATTCTCGTAGTGGGAAAAATGAAAACTTTGAAACTGAAATTACACTTACTATACGAGAAAACTATAAACATTTAATTCAAGACCTAGATAAGAACGAATTATATTCAATAGTAATATCTAAAGCTAAAGATAAAAGGACTGAACAACAAAATAAATATATGTGGGCTCTAATAGGTGAGATAGATAAAGCTCGTAATGGTGATAGGTCAAATGAAGATTATGATATTTACCTTGAGGCTTTAGTAAGAGCTGGAGCTAAATATACTCATCTATTAGTTGAGCCACAGGCTGAATCAATGTTAAGAGAAAGCTTTAGAGCAATACAGCTAGTTAGAAAAATACAAGTTAAGGATAAAGTATTTAATGATTATAAATGCTTTTATGGAAGTTCAAAAATGGATAAAAAAGAAATGCACGACTTAATAGAAACAATATTAGATATGGCTAGTGAATGTGGATTAGATATTATCTATTGGAAAGATGTATTAGATTTTGAGGATTAGAAATGGGAAAGATAAGTCAAAAAGATATTGTGTTAAATCATTTAAAAAAATATGGAAGTATATCTACTATGGAATGTTATGAAATATATAGAATAACTGATTTACAACACGCAATATATCTTTTAAGAAAAGAAAATTACAATATTACTGATGAATGGATTAGTAGCAAAAATAAATTAGGTTGGGCTAATAAATATAAAAAATATACTTTAGTTGAAAGTTGAGGTTAATAATATGAACGAAGAAAAAGAATTAATAAATACACTTAAAAAAAATATAGAAATTGTTAATCACTATGGAGCAAAAAAACAAATGCCTATATGGATTGAAGAAATGAGTGAACTTATAAAAGTAATTTGTAAGTGGGCTAGAAAATATGACGAATTAGAGGGTGATATAACACCTCAATTAAAAGCTGATTTTTATGAAGAAATAACTGATGTTTCAATTTGTTTAGATCAATTAAAATATATTTTAAATTTTAAAGAAGATGATTTAATGAATGAATACAAGTTTAAGGTTGAAAGACAGCTAAAAAGAATTGCTGGTGAAAATAATGAGTGAAGAAGAAATTATTAAATTAAGAACAAGATTACAATTAGCGGAAGATAGTAATAAAATTCTAGTTCAAAAATTAAAAAATAAGGAAAAAGATTTAAAAATGATAAATAATCTTTATCTAAATGAAAAGAAAAAAGTGAATACCATTTATACAGCTTTAACTACACGAAATGTAGATGAGAATAATTATAAAAAAGCTATTGAATGGATAATAAAAATTATTGAGGAGGGATAAGATATGAGAACAATGATTTTAATTATTAATTTAGTATGTCTTGCTTTTATGATTTTTAATATGATAAATATTGTAAAAACCGATAAAGAAATGGATAAAATGTTTAAGAAATTAGATGAGGACTTTATAAAAAAGATGAAAGCTTTAACTTTACATTTAACACCTGATGAAGCTTTAGAACTAATACACGAAGTTGTAAATATTCCTGACAAGTTCTACTTAGGAGTAAATAGTAATGATTTATTAGAAGTCACACTATTTGAATGTGATGATAATATGCCTAATAAAATGGGACGCTCAATAGAAACATTTTATTTAGAAAGTTATAGATCTAATGAATTAATTAGCTTTGGTATAGAATTATTAAATTATATAAACGAAAAGGCTTTTAAAAATGAATAATGATGTTTGGAATGAATGTATATTTGACTTTAGAAATATTCCTGTAAAATGTGATAATTGCGGAAGTGATAAAGTTAGATATACTTCTAACAAAGAAGTTTACGGAAGAGTTTATGGTAATGGTGGCTGTTATTTATGTGATGATTGTAAAGCTTATGTGGGTGTGCACGATATTAAGAACAAAAAGCCACTTGGAAGATTAGCTAATAAAGAGTTGAGAGAATTAAAAATGGCTTGTCACAGGAAGTTTGATCCATTATGGAAAAATACCAATTTTAAAAGGACTGATTGCTACGGATATTTAGCAAATAAGTTAGGATTACATTTAAGAGAAACACACTTTGGTTGGTTTGATAAAGAGTATTTAGAAAGAGCATTATTCGTACTAGAAAATACAACTTATAAAGATATTAGTGTGTATATAAGGTCAAGATAATGTTAGATGAAACAATAGATCTATTAACAAGACAAATGTTAGAAGATGTTTTTAATGACAAAAAGAATAATCAAAAACAAATGATAACTATGAGCAAAGCTGATTTATACAAGTTTTGTATTAAATTAGTTAAACTCATACAACGAATTGAGAATATGGAGGAAAAAGATGAATTATAAAAAAGAAGATTATATAAATGCTATTGACGATTTATTAAATGAGTATGACGCTTATTATTTTATAAATAAATATAGTGAATTAGAAGAAAATACTCACGGAACTCAATTAAGTATGTTATTTGAACTATTAAAAGATGACGAACTATCTATGAGAGCGTTAAATTGGATAAAAAATGCTTATGATTGTTATTATAAAGAAGAAATAAAAAAAGAAGAAGTAAAAGAATTAGAAAAGGAGCTTAACGATATTATTCTAAAACTAGCTAAAATCAAATAGGAGGTTTTATATATGAAAAAGAAGCAAGAAGATGAGCCAATAGTAGAAGCTGAAGTTGTGAAAACAGAAGCACCTAAAAAAGTAAAAAAAACTAAAACTCCAAAGGTTGAAGAAGCAGATAAAAAAGAAAAGAAAACTAAAAAAGCAACTGAAGAAGTAAAAGATATTCTGCACTACTATGGGA